TAGTTGATTTTTACCTTTAAAGGTCCCCCTATACCAGCTTTTTTAATTTATTTTATAAATATAGTTACAAGCCCAGAGAAGTGTATTCTGGGTTTAGGTGGTAAACCTCAGAATCATACAAAGGAAAAAAGAATATGGCACTAGTATCTCCAGGTGTAGAAGTTACAGTAATCGATGAGTCTCAGTATCTTCCAGCCCCAACTAACACAATACCTCTTATTGTGCTTGCGACCGCACAAAACAAAGCTGAACCTTCCGGAGCAGCAGTAGCAGTCGGCACAACAGCCGCTAACGCCGGCAAGCTCTATCAGGTTACTAGCCAGCGTGATCTAGTCACTCTCTACGGTACTCCATTCTTCTACGAAACTTCAAACGGTACACCGATTCAGGGTTACGAACTCAATGAATACGGTCTGCTTGCTGCTTACTCTGCACTAGGTATTACTAATCGTGTATTCACCATGAGAGCAGACATTGATCTTGCAAGTCTTGTAGGTCAAACAGGACGCCCAACTGGTAACCCAGACAACGGCGCGTATTGGCTTGATACTACAACTTCAACTTGGGGTATCTATGAATTCAACTCAACAACTGGTCAGTTCGCATTACAATCTCCAATTGTAATCAGTTCTGCTGATCAAGTTTCTGGTCACGTTCCTCTTTCTAGCGTAGGACAAATCGGTGACTATGCAGTTGTTGCAATTCCTACATACGACTATCCAAGTGCATCTACTGCGGGAATGTATTTCTATAAGACACCAGCAAATGAATGGGTACGTATTGGATCATCGGACTGGGCTAGTTCTTGGCCAACCATTCAAGCTTCGCAGGTTAACCCAACATTGACTGCCGGTAATGTATTGACACTTAACGCCAGCGATCAATATGCTTTGGAAGTTACAGTTCAATCTGCTCCAAACAACACTATAGCTGTTATGGCAGCAGACATCAATGCATTTAACTATCCATTCATTTCAGCAGAGGTTATCAGCGGCAGACTTGTTATCTATTCAGCACAGCTTAATCAGCAGGGCGCTACGGTCAGTCCATTCATTACTGCAACCGGAACCGGAACAGTTTTAGCTGATTTAGGAATAACCGGTAGTACACCTAATTACGAACCCGCTTTTTTCTGGGGCGCTGCATCACAGCAGCCACTATGGCAAGCTGGACAGACTGTTCCTCGCCCATCTGGTTCAATATGGGTAAAGGTTGGTTCAGCAGGTAATGGATTAGACTCTGCAATTTCAGAGTGGAGCTCTACTACTTCTTCTTGGATTCCTAAGACAGTATCTTATTATTCTTCAGATTGGGCAGCAATTGCCGCACTAGATGCTAGCGGTGGCGAGAATATCCCAGCAGGAAGTGTTTATGCTCAATATTTCTTCAACAACGGTAGTGTTTATAATGGATCAAATCCTAATTCTTACTTACAAGCACCGGTCTACTACTGGGAAAGAATTGCAGAAGGTCCTACAGTTATTACTGGTTCAGTATTGAACCCAACATTTACTAGCGGACCATACACTGTTTCAGTAAATACTACTATTCCAGGAACACTAACATTGTCATCAACTTACACAGTGACTATCCCGGATAATGCGACCACAACTGATGTTGTTACTGCTTGGTCAGCGGCTGGAATCCCCTACACTACTTGCACTGTTACTGATGCAGGAGCGTTGCAAATTACTCATACTGCGGGCGGCGCCATTATTCTAGAAGACTTTAATAGCTCTGCTATCAGCAACGGTTGGATTGAAGAAGCTGGCTTCATCATTGGCGAGACAACTGGTGTTAAGGAAGGACCATTCGTAGTCACTGCTTATCAACCAACACAAACTTCAACAACTGGCGTGGGTACTGGTCTACAAATCGGCGTAAAAAACTACTATCAAGACTACTTAATTCTCCCAGATAACTTCGTTAACGACGGAAGTGGTTATGCAGTGGGCGATGAAGTTACATTTAGTGGTACACAGCTAGGTGGAACTTCTCCTGCTAATGATTTGACTTGTGTTGTCAATGCGGTCAGCAGTGGCAACGTAACAGAACTCGTTTATCTGAGTGGTCAAGGTGCAGTCGCATACTCTACTGTGTTGTCAAATTGGGTAGAATTCTCAATGACAGCTAACGAAGGTGCTCCAACTGAGGCCCCAGTCAATAACACTAACTGGTTCTACTCAGTAGTTGACGAAGTTGATATTATGGTTAATACATCAACTGGCTGGGTCGGATACAAAAACACTAACTATAACAGTAGTGGTTTCCCTCAACCATCAGGTACAAACACAACTGATCCTAACGGACCACTAGTAAGCGCAAGTGAACCAACAACTCAGAGCGATGGTACTGCACTCGTATACGGTGATATTTGGATTGATACAAGTGATCTTGAAAATTATCCAATTATCAATCGTTGGCAGTCAGTAGACACTGTTGACAGATGGGTTCGCATCGATAACACTGATCAGACCGGTTCTACTGGTGTATTATTTGCTGATGCACGTTGGGCAACTAACGGTACTACTAACCCAGCGAATGATCCGATTCCATCAATTAAGAGCTTGCTAACTAGCGACTATCTTGATTTGGATGCTCCGACTAACACTTCATACCCAGTAGGTATGCTATTGTTTAACACTCGTCGTTCAGGCTATAACGTTAAGCAGTATCGTGTAAACTACTTTAACAACGACACCTTCCCTGATGAAACTCTACCAACAGAGAAGGATGCATGGGTAACGGCAAGTGGTCTACAGTCTAACGGTTCTCCTTATATGGGTCGTAAGGCACAGCGTAACATGGTAGTTCAGGCACTAAGATCAGCAGTTGACACTAACACTGCAATTCGTGATGAAGATAATACTTTCAACCTCATTGCTTGCCCCAACTATCCTGAACTTCAGCCTAACATGATTGTGTTGAACGCTGACCGTGGAGAAACAGGATTCATTATCGGTGATACTCCAATGAGACTCCCGGATGATGCTACAGCAATTCAAGCATGGGCAACTAATGCTGCTGGCGCAACATCGACTGGCGAAGAAGGGCTAGTATCTCGCAGTACTTATATGGGTCTATTCTACCCAAGCGGTATTGCACCGGACTTGAATGGCAATTTAGTTGCAGTTCCTTCATCACACATGATGATCAGAACAATTCTTCGTAATGACAATGTTGCTTATCCTTGGTTTGCACCAGCTGGTACTCGTCGTGGTATCATCGATAACGCAACTAATATTGGTTACGTAGACTCAATAACTGGTGAATTCCAAGTAATCAAGACTAGAATCGGTATTCGTGACGTATTGTATGTGAATCAGATTAACCCAATGGTCTTCTTCACTGGAAACGGATTGCTTAACTATGGTAACAAGTCAAGCTTTGCATCAAATTCTGCACTTGACAGAATTAACGTTGCAAGACTTATTGCTTATATCCGTAGACAGCTAACTGTTGCTGCTCGTCCTTTCGTATTCGAACCAAATGACTCGATTACAAGACAGCAGATTGCAGGTGTCGTAGAAACTCTAATGGTCGACCTAGTCGCTAAGAGAGGTCTCTATGACTATCTTGTAGTTTGTGATGAGTCAAACAACACTCCGGCTCGTATCGATAGAAATGAACTTTGGGTAGACGTTGCAATTGAACCTGTTAAGGCAATTGAATTCATCTACATTCCGGTTCGTGTTCTGAACACCGGTGAGTTGAGCGGCGCATAATAAGTAAGGTGAGGGGTCATAACGGCCCCTCACTTTAAAAAGATAAATACTTTTACAGGAGAATATAAAATGGCAACAGCCTCACAATCATTGTTCAATATGACCGTAGCGTCTGATAATGCGGGTGGCAACCAAGGTCTACTAATGCCTAAACTTCAATTCCGCTTCAGAGTTAACTTTTTGAACTTTGGGGTTGATTCTGATAGTGGACTTCAGTTGACTAAGCAAGTAATTGACTGCTCACGACCAAACCTCTCATTCGCTGAAATTCCAATTCAGATTTACAACTCAACGCTAAAGTTAGCAGGTAAGCACACTTGGGCGGATATGTCAGTCAACATTCGTGACGATGCATCCGGAACCGTTTCGAAAGCAGTTGGTCAGCAGTTGCAAAAGCAACTTGACTTCGTTGAGCAGGCATCTGCTGCAACTGGTCAAGACTACAAATTCCAAACAAACGTTGAAATTCTCGACGGTGGTAACGGCGCACTAGCTCCTACTGTTCTTGAAACTTGGGAACTATATGGCTGCTTCTTGAAGTCAGTTAACTATAACGCACTTAACTATGGTACTTCTGAAGCAGTAACAATGGCACTTTCAATCGCTTACGATAACGCAGTTCAATCACCGCTACAATCAGGTGTTGGTACTTCTGTCGGTCGTGCATTTGGCGGCGACTCTGTTACAG